CTATTATTTGTGGAGTACATAATTGTAAATATATATCTCTATCTACAACATCATATCCTGTTGTAGTTTTTATAACCAGACCATCTACTATTTTCAAGTAGTATTGAGTAAATTGATATTTTTGAGTATTCTCCAGCAAAGTTTTAATCATTTCTGGAGTAATGTACGGCCTTGCCGCGTCATGTATTAAAAGATTTGATATGGTATCTGTGTTTTTTAAAGCATCAAGCCCAGCCTTTATAGAATCTAATCTATTATCAATATCATTAACGACTAGAATAGTTTTTTTACTAAGTATTTTTTTAACTTTAGTATAATCTTTACTATTCACTACTACAATAATTTTATCTAAATATTTTGATAGTAGATCGGTTGAGCATTTTATAAGAGGTTGACTATTTATTTTATATAAAATTTTAGATATTTTACCGCCAAACCTGCTACTGTTTCCTGCTGCTAGTACAATTCCTGTATTCATTTGTAAATTTTTTGTTTAACAATATCTAGGAGTTTTATCTTAATATGAATACCCTTAGTCCAGTTAGCACGGTGAACAAGAACAGGATTATAAATTTTTTATATAATCTCCTAAAAAATTATATAGATCATTAAGTTGTTCTTTATCTAGCCTAAGTTCATATTGTTCATTATTAAAATTATTAAATCTTAGTAAATATGGACGATAGGATAATAGCGAATTGTGTAATATGTCTAGCGAATCATTGGTTAAGTCTAAGGTTGCTTTATTCATAGTTAATTGTCTTTTTCCCATGGAAAACTTATCCACTGATTATTAGTTAGTCTATTTATAGATCTTGCTTTATAGTCAATAGCGAAATCTTGAGATACATTATAAAATAATGAACAAGATTTAATTTGACTAAAACCACTATCTTTTAGTTTTTGTGCTATTTTTTGAAATGTTTGTCCACTATCACAAATATCGTCTACAACTAAAACCCTTTTATCCTTTGGTAATTCCTCTACTTCATATAGTCTAACCTCAGTATCATCACTATCTCTTAGCTGGCAACTCATCATTATGAGAGGCTTATTTAAAAGATGACTCAACTTGATAGCTGGGATTAAACCGCCCCTTTTGACACCTACGATATAGTCTGGAATCCAATCACTAGCATATAGTTGTCTTCCCAAGTATAAAATATCATGATCAAAATTTTTCCAAGAATAGACTAACTGATCCATAGTTTTAGTCATGATAATTATAGTCTTTAGTTAACAGTAATATCTAGAGTATGTGTTTCTGAAACCCCGAAAGCGTTCTTACAAGAGAACTTTAGGGTGACAGTATTTCCTTTAACTAGAGTATGAAAATCATGAAAAAATAGAGTGTCTGGATAATTCACCATAGCCCTAACAATATCCTTAGCCTTTAAGATTTTTTCAATGTCGGCATCATTAATACTAACAATATCAGCAGCATAAAATTTATGACTCGCAACTCCAGACAGAGCCAGAATAAAAACCAAGATCAACTTCTTCATCATTTAGTCTCCTGTGTTAAACAATTGTTAGTAAAAACTATTCCTTTTTTAGTCGGCGGATCAACCGGATTATCGAACTTAATAACGTCTGATACTACCCACCCATATTTAAGTTTATTGTCATTCCATCCATAGTCTTTATCATCTTCTTCTACTTTGTGTCTTTGATAATCATCAATCCATGATTGTTTGTTGGGATAAGTGAAAGAATGACTAAAAGTAATAATTCCAATAATGCGACTTTTAAACTTCCCTTTCTTGCCGGGAGTTTCTATGAGTGCCAAAGGCTCCCCATTATACTTGTCAGGAAGCTGGTACGTTCTCGTTTCAACGGTTTTCAAGCCATTAATTAAAAGAATACTCCACGGGGCTTGAACATTTAAACCACTCAAACTATTCACAGTTTTCTTTCATCCACAGACGGTTCAGTTTAATATAGTTCATAATATAATTAGCCGCATTATTTACACTATCTTTAGATTCATAATGGGCTTGTAGCATATTTTTAATAGCGTACTTTTCATCATCTGTCATCAAACCATCTTTACTAAATCCATCATACTCATCACTAATATAGTCGGCAACAAGATTAGTATACTTTTCAAGTTTCATAAGTGTTCTCCTTGTAGTACAAGCATATCGTACTTATCGGCTTTTGTCAAGATCACACTTTAAAAATTATTCTTTATCTCCATATTTTACTGCTCGTCAACCTTAACTCTATGCTCTTTTACTTCTTTAATCAATTTCTTTAGAGTATCATTGTTTTTCAATTCTGATAAAGTATAATTTACTTTTTGATTATTTCTAGAGTCTGGATTTAGATCTCCCATAAATAGCATACTGAGAGCCAAACCAGAAGCAACAATCAACATCATAATTACGCCAGCACCAAAAATATAGATTTCCATATTAATCTCCTTTGCTGTTTTTTAGCAACAGATTTCCAAGAGATAAGAAACTAGGAACCCATAATCCTACGAACAACCCGCAGTCTTTTGCGTTTTCAACTCCACTAAACCATAATCCTGTACTTAAAGAGAAACTTAGAAAAGCAGCAACAAGAATACTAATCTTAAATGGCGTCATAACAAACTCCTTAAAGGTTGGTAAAATTTTTCTCACAAAAAGTATTATACCATACCGTTCTTGGTAGTGTCAACAACCATCTTAAAAATTGTTGAGTTTCTCATAATCCAATATCTATATATGTTAAATGCCATTTTAAAGAGATATTATCTTTATTCTGTTCATATCCTATATATTTTTCTAAACCATCAAGTATTTGATTGTCAGAAATATTTCTTAAATCAAATAATAATCTACAATAATTAATCATATCGTTTTTTGAACTAAAAACCCAAGGACATTTTATGTCAGCAATATTTAATACAGATAAACCTTTGGGGAATCGTACATCGCACCAGTTATGGTATAATCCTTTATGTTCGCCCGTTGACGTATATTGACCAATAAAATTATCTAAAAATAAAGAAATATTACTATTTAACGAAACATCTGCCAAATGAATAAGACCTTTATCTTTCATATGTAATGAAATATTCTCTAAAAAAAGATCTAATTTTTCTATATGATGTATAGAAGCCAAGCATACAATTCTATCAACATTAGGAATATCCCACTTTTCATATGGAGAAACTACTGATATATTATTAATAGATTCAGAAAAGTCTAATGACAATACTGTACTATCTTCTGGACAATATTTTTTTAAATATCCTCCTAGAGATGGTATGTCTAATATTATTTCATTATTTTTTATAGGACATCTAGAAAAAAGTTGATAAAATTCTTGATCCCTAGCATTAGGATACAGACTCATTGCCAAATCATAAGACTGTCCTCTGTGCCTAAAAATATTACTATATTCCATGTTTTTAATTTTTGATCTTATTGAGTTCTATACAAGTTTTACATTTTCCACATTCTTTAAATATATCCTTATCACTAATAATAGGAGTCCTACAACTCCAAGTCATGTTTCTTAGTTCTGTAGGAATAGTATTATATATCTCTGCTTTTGTTAAATGTTCAACAGGATATACTTTTTCAACATTTGGAACAAATAGTTTCAATATTTGTGTTCCCCTAATAGCTCTTTCTTCTATATCTGCACCCATATCAGATTTTGTACGACCTACAGCAATTTTTTTAATATTAGGTAAACACTTACAAATAGAAGCCGCAATAAAATTGTATATATCACTATCAAACATAAAATTTTGATTAATAACTATAGCATCCGCCGTTTCTGTTAAATACGAATAAAAAGGATATTCATGATAACTTTGACTATATTTAACCTTGTATGATTGAGATACATACGAAAGAATATTTCTAACAGACCGCTGCTCCGCTTCTGCTCTTTGTTCTTTATTCAGAAGATATAAATGATGTAGATGTATTTTGTTCTCTTTGTTCTGCAATAATTGCCATAAAGCCCCAGTAGAATCTAATCCACCAGAAAACATCAGTAATATATTTGAATCATCAATATCTATATTTTGTTTTTTTAATATATCTTCTATCATTAATTATATTCTTTCATTCATCTTTAGTAATATTATATCTAAACTCTAATTATGTGATAATAACTATACAAACTTTTCTAAAGTTATTATACCATCTTTTATCCCTAAATAAGTGCAGGTTTTTTCTGTCCAACATCCACTATTAGCATACCATACAGAATGGTTTTTATCTAGTAAAGGATAATGAGTATGACCCAAACAAACACAATGAATTTGTTTACCTATTGAATAGTTTCTGGATTTTTCCATCATATTCTCATTACATCTTAAATAAGTCTTTGAGCGATGTTTAATAAATTTGGGCAAAAATCTTTTATCAAGTCTCTGAATTGTTCTATAAATAAAATCTGCTACTCTTGTAGTATTAGGATATTTATATATAAAATCGTCAAATTGATCTCCATGCAAGCACAAGAAGTTTTTATCTCCACTAGAAAAGATATACTCATTCTTAAAATCTAATCCTATTAGATGAGATATGTTTTCAGCATCTCCATCATGGTTCCCTCTTATCCAGACTATTTCTACATATTTACTCATTCGTCGTAATAAAGACAATATTTTCCAATGATTTTTCTTTATTCTACGAAAATCTAAGTTATCAAAAAAATCCCCATTAATAATCAATTTATTTGTTTTAGTATAAACTAATCCTAAAAAAGCATATAATTGTTTGCTCTCACAAACACTACTTCCTAAATGAGTATCGCTTATTATTATTGCATCCAGCAATTTTGAATTTTTGGTCATTTTCTCAATACTTTAGAGTAATTTAACCCCTTGATACTCTAAAATACACTAATTTAGTAGTGAATATAATTCTCAATATTCATTTCTTTTCCCCAATAGTTTCATATTCTTGTATCCAAGCATTATAAACATCTTTAGCCTGTTGATGAGTATCACAAGAATAAATTATCCTAAATTTATGAAGATCAACTTCCCTAACAATATCGTTACCGTCTATTTCTTCATTAAACTGAGGAAGCCCCAATAGTTCTATCCAAGTTTTTTGTTTTATTGTAGATTCTCCAGACAAAAGCATATCTTCTTCTAGTTCGTTTGGAATATATAGTGGGGGCCATCTCCATGAACGAGATGAACTAAAATCTTGATTATTCATTGATTATGCTCCAAATACTTATATATAAAATCGGCCAGACCTTTTAATTCTTCCCTACTAATTGGTGGATGGGCATAATTTTTAGTACAGCCTAACATTAAGCCATAATTATCAGTAAACATCATGCCTTTATGAAATAGATGAAGATTAAAAGAGTCTGCTCTAAATGTACTCTTGTTTGATAAATTTTTATTTTCCATTAAAACAACTCCCCATATCCATTCCACCAATCATAAATACGAATACTAGCCATATAACCAAGAATAGCAAACAATACAAGACCAGCCACTAGTTATTCTCCAAATTTTTATTAAGAAAATCGGCTAAACCCTTTAACTTATCTTTAGTCACTTGAAAGGCAACACTCTTATCATTTCGATCATTATAAATCGAAACATAACAAGAATTTCCATTCGTTACCATTTCCACACTAATATCCTTATCAATATCATAATGAGCAGGATTAACTGTTTGCATATAATAATCTCTATCAACCATTAGTTATTTTCTCCTAGAAAGCTTTTAATAAAGTTCCCCAATCCCCTTAACTCATCCTTGGTCATTCTAACAGCTAGATATTCCCAACTAATAACATTACTAACATCAAACTTGACCATATTTTCCGACAGCATTTCAATATCAAATCGGGTAACATCAGCCTTATAAAAGTCTTTCATCACAATACTCATTAAAGATTCTCCAAATTTTTGATTCTGTTAGTTATACAACAACGCCAGATCTTCCAAGAGCAATTCTTACTCCCAACTTCTTATCATAATTATCATTTCTGCTACAAAGAGCAACTCCCTCAAAATGAAATCCATTAGGACTATCAATAATGATATGAGTTGATCCACCCTTAGTATCTGGCTCAAGTGGATAGGAGCCAATAATAACTGAAGGATTAGCAGTTTGCCACTTAAATCTGCCCATATAAAGTCGATTATGAAGAACCTTTACCTTAAAACCTTTATTACGAAGTTCTTGAACGGTCATTATTTATTCTCCAAAACTATTTGTTTAAAAATATTGATTTGTACTAAAACATCCCACAAACTATATCCATAGCCCTCTTGCAATCTCAAATCTTCTCCATAAAAAATATTATAACAATATCTGTTATCATAACGATAGATGCTAATCTTCATTTATTTGTTTCTTTAAATTTGAATTGACCATATAAAGACTCAAACATATGATTAACCACTATGCCAGCAATATTACTAATGCTATTTTTTGGATCAGCCATTACCCCAATTAACAAATGAAATTCGTGTTTATGAAGGGGGTCCAACTGAATTAGTAATGATCCATTCCTCATTCTGTTAAAGTGAAAATCTTTATACTCTGAACAGATATACTTTAATACTCTTGCGTGATATTTCTTATAATCTGCTTTACTATCAAATTTTTTAAACATACTTCAAATCTCTAACATGATCCTTACTAGCCTCTCTTACTGTAGGAAGATAGTAATACTCATAAATATCTTGCCATGAAGGAAACTCATAAAATGGTTCGCCCTCATTTATACACAATCCACTATTGTCATAGACATCGTAAAAACTTACTTTACGATTATCGTAATCTTCCATACTATCATAACAAGCAAAAACAGTATAAATGCCATAATCTACATTTGGTTCATAGATATACGACGCCACACTCTCTGTCGTGCTTTTACCCATTAGTAATTCATCCTATTTTTGAGTTGAGAGATAAGAATTTGCTCAAAAGCATCACCAAGATTAATGGCTATGCCAGTAAAATGATCTATACCGTCTGGCCCATCATATAACTCCCAGCGATATTCGCCATTCTTATAAAGAATAGAGATACTCATTAGGTATTCTCCCATAATGGATATTGTTTTTCGTTATTATCTAATTCATCGGCCAATTCTGCCACTTGTCTTTCGCTCCACCCGGCAAAATAACCCCTCATAAATATTTGAGTTAGTTCATTACGATCTTTTTCACGCTCATAATATTTTTGCACAGCTTCTATCCAAGCTTTTGTTGCTAATTGAAGTGGGTTTTCGGTCATTATTTTTCTCCTATAGTCTAAATTTCTTTGCGATCAGTTATTTTAACCACATAAGTGGCACGATCTTCATTAAGACTATTTTCAATATTCATCCAAATAGTATCTATATCAGACTGAGTATTAGCTCTTATCTCAATAGTAATAATATAATTTTTTGTAATTTGATCAATCATTATTTTTCCCCAATAGTCTCATAAATAAAATCGGCCAACGCCTTTAGTTCAAACTCATTAGCATTAGGATAAACATAGCCCCTTGTTGGAGCCAAAACAATGTTGTATGGTTTTCCTGTAAAACTCTTTTGATAATCATCATTCTTATTAATAAAGAACCTGAACTGATTAGCATTAAAGACTGTGCCTGTGGTCATTATTTATTTTCCAAATATCCTATCTATAAAATGTAAACACTGCATAAATGCAATAAAATAAAGTAGATAATACTCCCATAATGGAATAGTTATCATTATTCGCCCCAACTATAAACATTAATCATAATAACTTTATCACTAAGTTTTACATTATTCCACACCCAATCAATAGCACCATTTTCGTTTTCGCTTGGAGTTCCACCAGTACAAATTTCTTCTGGAATATCAATAAATTCTGTATGCCAAGTATAATCATCCAGAATAAAAGCGAATTCAACAGTTGTATTTGTAGCAATATTAGTCATTATTTTTCTCCAAGATTGTTAAAATATCAACAACAATACTCAAAAGATAACTACGTTGATTATGACTCATTGGCCTAAGAATAGGCATTTCATTAGCCTGTTCATAAACGGTCAAAAAAGTTTGTATAGTCTCTTTAAGTTCGTTACTCATTATTTATTCTCCAACAGTATCATATATAAAATCCGCCAATGCTAGTAATTCTTCTTTTGTGGTTGGTGGATTGATTACATTATGCTTCTTGTTTGTTCTAAAGACCATACCATACTCATAACTGGTTAAGTTATCAGAATATCCACCAAAACGATCACGCTCTATGGCAAGATCAAAATATTCACCATCAAAAATATTCTGTTTAGGTATATAGTTACTCATTTCTTTTCTTCTTCAAGAGTTTTATAAATAAAATCGGCCAAACCCTTTATTCATATCTAGTCTCCCATATAACATCGTTAAAATCTACTAAACCATAATCGCTACATATCATCGGATAATATCCCCACAAATAAATAGTCTCACCCCTAGTCCAGCATAACTGATCTGGAATATAAAACCATAATGGAGTATTTTGTTCTAAAGCATACTGTTGACCACAAGGTTTGTTATTATTGATATAGCTATCCAAAGGAACAGACATTAATAGTAATATATAAACATATTTCATTTATTTTCCTCCAGAATACCATTCAAATATTTAGCCAAAATCTCCACTTCAACTTCAGTCCAAACATACTCATAGCCATTATCATTACCATGCTCAATATCAAGTTGGTAACTTTCCAGAGAGTCAAGAATTAGGCCAATTTCATGCTTATCAAGATTAATGTTCATTGTTCATCTCTTATTTGATTACCACCCACGAACAATACATTTCATACCGGGATTCATCTCAACACATACATGGTTTGTAACAACTGAGATAATTTTCCACCAACAATCGTTTTCAGATAGACCAATATCGGCCAATCGCTTAAACCACTCATCTGCAACATCTTCAAAACACAAAGCATCAATCTTCTCTTTGACGATTGAGTTATTTTGATACTTTTCGCTTTTCCATGAAAGTTCAAACTTGGTCATTATTTTCTCCAATAGATTTATAAATAAAATCGGCCATTCCCTTTAGAGTTTCCCTATTCATATCTAATATATAATCATTAAGAATATCACCATTATCCCAAAAGTCCACCCTAAACATCTCCCCATTCTTTAGAGAGGTTTTATCTATGATTAAAAATAGATCATGATCAATTTGGTATTGATTATTGGATTGATGACCCTTTTTGATATTAGATTTATAGTTCTTGTTTGATTTAGTATTCATTTGTTTTAATCTATACTTTGATTATAAGTATGAGTAGGCTTGATTTCTCGTAAACGATTCAAAATAATGGTCAAGTTATTACGGTCAACGCTCAATTTTTCATGCAAAGTTTGATTAATAACACTCTTGAGAATAGCAATTTCTTTATCGGTAAACAAAACATTTTTATACATTTTTCACCTTCGCACACCTATGAATATTACTCTTGCCAGTAGCAGTAGTATATCACAACGCATGGTGGCTGTCAATATTGAATGGAGGCGGGGGAAGTCGAATCCCCGTCCTGTGATAATTCTAATTACATCTTCTACAAGTTTATTTTATTCATAAAATTTTGGATATGACTAAAGAATAAAAAACATTCATCAATCCTAGTGACACATCTTAGCCTGTTAACCGTCACCACTAACAGGAGCCAAAGGATTTTACGACAATCTTTTGGACGCTACCTTTATCGCTTCCTAAGATTGTTGCTGTTATTTAATTAAGCAGCAAGGGCTAACTGATTTACGCCAGTTAAGCGTTTAATCTGGTTTTAAAGTAGCCACCAGATCAACTACTACTTGCTAATATAATCTTCCCTATCCAGTCGATACCGTTACGCCCCCATATATTTATTCGTATTTAACCTTTTCAAGTCTCAAAAGCTCTTTTTTAATTTCACTATATTCTTGATCAGTAATCCAGTGATTATTTTGTAATGAATTTTCTAGTTTACTAATATAATTAATTAAATGCAAATTATAACCAAGAGATAAGAATAATGCACCAAAGAACAAAACAAAAAAACTTAGTTTCCATATTGGCCTATTACACATTTATATTTCCTTTTCTAATCATATTATGATATTCTATATCTGATAACCAGATATCATCATTCATTTGTCGCCCATTATCTATAATACTCCAAATTTTTTTTCTTCCACGATAAGCTAATTTAAACCATAAATTTTTTCCAGAAAGATAACAGCATCTTTTATTGAAAGATAGTTGAAGACTCCATTCCCTATTGTCTAGTATACAACCTACTGATCTATTAAAAGGTTGGTCAAATCTGCAAGTTGTTTGAGACATCCTTGTATTTCCGATTCTACGTTTCTACATTTAATACAATTATCAGAATAAAAATATTCTTTTAATTCATCTAGCCTAGCTTTTAGGCTTGTTATTTCTTTTAGAAGTTTTTCGTTTTGGTTCATCATCTTGAGTCTTTAATGTTAGTTCACTAGAAGGTATCCAGAAAATCATTTCGTTGAGTTCATCATCCCAAGCACATTCTACTCTACCAACAGCAGCAAGTTTTGCCAGACCAACATTATAAAGCCATACTCTAACTTCATCAAAAGTTTTATTATAGCTATCTTCATCAATCAATAGATTACCATCCTCATCTTCACCAACACAGTTGGTTTTAATTAAGCCAACCATTTGATTTATGCTAATAAAATCATCCAAGTTTTCAGTATACAACTCTGTAAAAGACAAAGCAGCATTTTTTCTCATGCTTTTTGCATACATATCCAAATCACTAATTGAATAAATCTCACTCATATTAATATACCCCAATTAGATAAATTTTTGAACTGTTTGGCCTATTTTTTGACTACTTTTATCCAATAATCTATTCAAAGTTTTTTGCATAGTTTGATCTCCTCTAGGCAACCAACGACCATCTTCATAAAGAGCAGTAATAATTTGCGGAATCCAATGTTGATACGCTAATTCAAACTCTTCTGGAAAATATACTTTGAGTATTCTTTCTATATGATATAAGTTATTAACTATAGAATCCCTATGATCCAACAGATTATTTAATTGGTCTTTTTGGGTTTTAGTAAAACCTCCTTCAAGACTCATTAGACAGTCTCCGTTTTAGGTTTAAGTTTCATCAGTTTGTGCTTTGTTTTCCAAACTCCTGTTTCTGGATTTTGAAAATCCCTTCCCATATAAATGTGGCAGAAGCCGCTGGACTTGTCAAGGCCATAGGCACGAATACCTTTATCGTCTACGCTCTCAACAACAAAACGCCCCCTATATCCCATAGGAATAAATTCGCCCTTGGATACATAATACGGTCCACCAGCAACCTTTATTCTCTCTCCCTTGACTAGAGTTTTCCAATCAACCTTTTGAATGATCTTAGTATTCTTAGCCTCTTTGCTCTTGGGCTTAAATATAAAAATATGATTGCACTTTTTGCAACAATATGCTCTTGGGCCAGTTGTGGTTCCGCAGTCTGGACAAGCCTTTTTACCTTTACCAAGTCCCATTTTAGTTCTCCTATGAGTTAGTGATATGCTCTAAGTATAACAGAGTTATCGGCGTTGTCAAGAGGATTTCTTTAGACGGTTTCTGATTTTTTTCAATGTAGCCCTGTTTGTATCCTATTAGGCTTACTTCATAATTTTTTCTTTTATAAGAGTTAGCTTACCAGTATCATAATGACAAAAATAACTACTATCAATACGCTTTTTAATTAGACTGTCTTCTTCTATTTGAATATAAATATTAAGTCTAAATCTATTATCCCATAGCTTATTAATTTTAGTCATCAAATAATGCTTGGGCTTCGTTACCTGTTTAAAAAGCAAGCTTTCAATCTCTAATTCCATTAAGAGTTCTCCTCAAAAATCTTTTCAATATTAGTAATAAGCACAAGCCTATCATCTCCACGATTATCTGTCACATAATATGTATCGCACATAAATTCATCACCAGTATCAGCATCATGTACCAAAACGGGACGATTCCAGTCAAAAGTACCAATAGATTTAACGCTATTAGCTTTTTCATTCAGAAAAGTATAAAGATCAAGCCAAGTCATTTTGTTCATCTGCTTCTCCTATTTGCTCTATCTAAAATACGAATAGTTTCTTTAGCGTTACTAGGAACCATAACAAGTTGTGGTGCTGTTTTGTGATTGAAGTCCATGTACCCCACAGCACGATCCTCAACGCTACATTCTTTGCAAATAACTTTACGACCAGTTTCTACAAGAAATTCGTAACGGTCAACACCAACGCAATTTTTGCAATAAATACAATTCATAGGTAGCCTCCGTTTACGGATTATACCATCATCATCGGCATTGTCAATGCGTCAACTTTGATAGTTTTGGTAGGACAAACGAAATTACCATTATCATCACTATAACTAATATTGTAAAGATCAAGAGCATTTAATATTTTTTGACAATTATTACAAGGCTTACTTCCCAATATCAATCCTTTTCTATTAATTCGCAAGACGCATATACTCCAATTAGGATCAATGGAATTATAGCGATCAAGTAATTTAGATATAAGATGAGATTCAGCATGTGGATATGAATATTCTATATAAGTTGGAATGTTAAATTTTTGACCAATACGATGAGCCTTTCTGCTCATTTTGATAGGATTATTTTGTGCAAATGCTATCATTTTATTACCATCAAACGCAGCAGCATAATGATACGTTCTAATTTCCCTACAAGGTTGCCAATTATCGTATGCTTTCTTAATAGTTTTTTGAATTATCTTCATAAACTTCTCTGTTAGTGAGACTCTAGTATATCACACTAAAAGGATTCGTCAATAGCGTCTGGAACAGTTTGGAATCTTCCCTCAAAAAAGAAATAACATAAAGGCCAAGGAAGAATTTCCTTATGCACCTTGTAATGGTGAATTTCGGAGTTTGTTTTAACCATAAAATGAGGAACCATAGTTCCCGGTCTTGTTCTTAATATTAGCCTTGGTTTATGGTCTTTTTGTGTCCATAAGAGCATAATAGCTCCAGTCAAACAGTTACCATATTTCATTATAGCATCCTTGCTATTTTAATTGTTTATAGAATTGTTTTGATTACTATCTTTATTAGAAATTATCTTATTAATTTCCTGCAAAGTATTAACATCGTCGCTCATTGTTTCTGGATATATAGAATCCACTGATGGTAGTGGAATTAAGTTCACACTTTTGCATATTGGCGAATCTGTTAATTTTATTTTTTTAGGTTCTTTCATAAATTATTTCGATGCTAGTAAATATAGTCCTATATTAGCAAAAGCATATCCAGAGTATGCTATTAACATACCAATATTGCCTCTGTACCCTTGTTCTACTGCCACATAAGCATATACGAAACCAGTAAAAATAATAAGCCATCCACTCATATTAATTCTTTTCTATTGGGACGTATCTAATACCATTTTCTGTAACCTGCTCCTTACCTATAGTAAGCTTAGGGTCTGTTTTGATCAAGTTAATCATAGCTTGGGTATTTACACTGTCGCTAATAACAATCGTTCCAACTTGGGGCATAATTATATCCTTATTAAGAAAGTGAGGTTAAAAGTTCATTATATTCTGCAATTGCTAAATCCTTAGCTTTTAATTCCATGTCCACATCAAATTCTAAACCATAATTATCAAAAGTATTTTGAGGATAGTCAGCATGAGCGCGAGGATTATTACCTACCCTACTTTCACTATAATGAAATAGGCATCTGGTTTGCCAAGTATCATAACACATATTAATCGCTTCACGTTCTGTGAGATTATTAGGATGACACTTATGATGCAAGTAATCAAAACAGATTGGAATACGAGTTATTGGATGAAAAATATCCACTAATTCTTTAACACTCCAGCAGTTTAGTTTATCGTCATTTTCAATGGTTAGTCTAGCTTGACAATTTTCATCTAGTTTTTTAAAGTTTGCATAAAATCTATGAGAAATTTCTTCTCTTGTACCATTATTGTTATGTACATGAAGATTCATAGGTGATCTAGTATCAGCCGGAAGTCCAATTCTGTCAAAGAAACTGCTGTAGAAGTTGAGTTCTGTGATTGTTTTCTCAACAACTTTTCCGTTGAGGCTTGACAAACTGTTAAATTCACTAGGATGAGCAGAAACACGAACATTAGTAGAGGAAATACTCTGTGCAATATTATCAAACTCATCTTGAATAGAGTCGTAGTTAGGTAAATCTTCTAGATTAACATTTGCTGCGTCATAAGTAATTAAAGGGAAAATATCACTACTAACACGATAAACATAATTATTTTCCGCACAAAACTGTATGGTTTTATCTGTAACCATTAGATTATTTTGAATTCTTGATCCAAGAATTTCCAATGCTTCTTCTCTAGGCAAAGAATTAAATCTTTTGAAAGTCATGGTTTGATGACCAAAACCCTGCTCTTTGAGTTTAAGAGAAATACAGCAAAGACCGAACCTATTCATAAAATGCTCCTGTGAACGGATTATATCCTTTATCGTCAGTTTGTCAATACCAACTTGAGCATTTTTAGTATTCAGCCAACAGTGTTTGTTTCATAGATTGTGTTAGATTATTCTTATCTAAGTAATAATTTAAATCTTTATGAAAGATATTTGGCATATTTTCTAGGACTCTTGGAGAATATATTGGATTTTTTGGTCTTTTTCTTAGTTCTCTATTTAAATGATAACTCCACAAATAAGCATTAACTGCCCGGATATATTTGTCAGTATCAAAATTTTCTATAGGATTATTTGCTACTAATTTTAGAACTCTTTTTTCACAATCATGCTCGATCTCCAATATATCATGAAGGCTAGTGTTTAAAGCTTCATCAGTAATGTCCAAACTTTTATCTTCCACCCAATTAAATAGGATATCATAAGTTAAGGTACTCTTATCCCATAATTTACGATCATATTTCCACTGTAAGAAATGACAGTATTCATGAATAAATATCTCAAAACCCATATGATGTTTCATGGCAACTACAAATTCTTCCTCACCCTCATCAGTGCCAAACCATCCTCCATAACCATCAATGTTGTCCACATTTAATAGCTTAACGGAAAACTTGTGATGTAGTAATTCTTTTACTACTTTTAGAGTAAAGTCTAATTTGGTATCCATTATACTAAAATTCCTTTATCGTCTACTACAGAAAAAATCTTGACAACTTTTAGTTTTGGCTCAAAATAATCATGAAAATTTTTAATAGCCTGTTCTTTGGACGAAGCAAAAAAAGAATGATGTAAAATTAGTATCTGTTTATCTTCTCCAGAAGTTTCTTTAAGTTGTCCAGTTACAGTGAACTCTTTCTCTACCATGACAAAGCCTCCGATATAATGGGAAATTGAGTTTTAAAAATTTCTTTAGCTTCATTAGCAATAATCATATGTTCTTTTTGAGTTCCATGAGCAGACCTTAGATTAATATAATGTATCCACGATCTGATTGTGCCATTCATATAAAGTTTTGTTGGAGTGGCTAATGGCAATATAAATCTAGCACATTCTTTGGCTATTCCATCAGCTATCATACCATCATAAAGAGCCTTGCTTTTAGCAAAATGTTCACGGATTTTAGTATTCCATTTAACTCTTGTTTCGTCGGTTATATCATCTATACTATTTTGTCTATTCTTAGTATCTTGGCGACGTAATTCAAATACTGGAATTTCTTCTGATAACAATGTGGTATCCGCATATCTTTGTGAAAACTCTTGAAAATTGAAAGACCTATGACGTAAAATTTGTGCAGCTATACCTCTGGTTGTATTTATCTCAAGACTCATACTAGCCATTTCAAATATAGACCAGTGCTGATGATCTATACAATATTTCAATAGTTTAGCATAGTTATCACTGTCTTGATTACTAGGATTTGAAACCCTAGCACAATAAGCCATCAATTTTTCTGCATCTGGAGTAACACTTACCAATTTCACTGAACTCATTGTTCTCTCCTGAATTTATCTGTTTTTGTTTCCCACCAGAAATGAACCATCTGTTCATCTCCATTAAAATATATTGGACAAAAATCTGGACGAAAAATACTATTAAGATCACAGGCTACGCATGTAAAATATAATTGTGATCTTGGAAAACCATAATCTAAAAGCTTTTCCTCTATTTTTCTAAAATTATTTCCACTAAGACATCCACTATCTACAACAATTAATGAGTAGTATAGATCTAATTGATTTGGATGAATAAAAGCCTCGAACTCATCTTTGTATGGAATATTTACCGGCTCTATATCTAGAGGCTCATCCTTATCAGATAGTTTATGGGCCATTAATTGAGCCATAAGTCCAGAATATTCATAACTTAATTGTAATACTGCTGTTTTACTAGCTAAGTTAATAAGACTATTATTACGAATTTCTTTACATATTCTATCTATACATTTAGTTTCCCACTCTCTGTCAATAAAAAGATTATTTTTCATTTTTTATTCCAGTAAGAAACCAGCTTATCCCATAATGGTTGAAAAAAATAAACGGCTATATATCCTATAATACCATGTAGACAGGATGCTAAAATACTTCCAACAGTAATAGTGATTGATTGTTTCTTAAAATTATCATTATCCATATAAATTATAACTTTCTGTGACCTATTTCGTATCCTTTATTAAAGCCATATAAAAAACAATCTAATATTGAATTTAATTGATCATGTGGCATAATTTCTATTGGTAGAGATAACTTATGATTTTTAATAAATCTATAGAATTCAAGTTCAGCATCAGATAAATCATTTAAATCAGTATATAAATACTTATGACTAACATCTATAGTTGATATATTATGATTTTGTAGACGAAAATTAACTTCACTCAATTTGCCGTCATCAAAAAAACACTTATAACCTATAATCGTATACTCTCTATGCAGAATATCGTATACAGTACTATTATTTGTCAATTTTTCGGCTTGTTTTAGTAACATACCAGTATTTCCTTTGAATTCTTTTGAATTTATTTACAATATCTATTGATAAATTGGTAGATATGAATTCATCACCATTATCTGTAATATAAGCTTGTAATTCATCATTTATTACATCTTTATGATAACCTCTGTTAAGAAGATATCTACTAATTTTACTAAGTTGTACACTATATTTTTTACATAAACTATCTACGTCTTGTTTATATTTAGTATTATACCAGTATAAAGCATGTGTTAATTCATGTTTTGTAACATTATCATTATTTGCTCCTATTATATAGAAATTATCGTCCCTGTACCTAAACAGCTCCAATAATGCCACTTCTTCCTCTGTTAATGGATCAAATAGGCCATTTTTAAATGGATTCAGTACATAGCTTGGGAAATTAAAACCAGACCAATCTCTATAATATGTGTTTGCCCCATATTTTACACTGTACCAATGTCTAAGTTGTCCTAATGTAAAGATTTTCCCCCTAAATTTTAGACCTTCATAATGTTCTTGAAATCTTATAAAGATTTTACACAAAGTTTCCCTAGATTGTGTCTGTATAAGTACGGAGTTAAATTTTAAAGGCTTAATTACTCTTATAATAGACATATTGTTTATTTTTTACCATATTTGCTTTGTAACAGATCAACAATTTGCCCAGCAGTAAACGGGACAGTATTATTTGCCCGAAAATAATTAGTTATTAAATCTACTAATTTTTCTGATATATCTGAATCTGTTAGAAGCTTAGTATACTTGGGCTTATATTCCATTTCAATATAAGAATATACTTGTAAATAAAATTCATGTGCAAGCATTTGTGCTTTTTTATTTCTCATGGATTTAGCCTTAACATAGCTATAATCTTGTTCCCAGTGTGTTCTATTGTATCATTTTTTCTAGATGAAGACTCTATTAATTTATTAACTGTGTTTTTATTACGGTCTAATTTTATATTTTCAACCATTTGTTTACCATATTGCTTATAAACAAAATCAAAAACCTGATTACCAAAATTATCAGACGTTACCATATCAACTCCTTATTAGAACTAAAAAGAAACAATAATTAATAAGACTATTCCAATAACACATTGGCCGGTTTTCCCCATAGAGTTATTATAGCATTTGAGATACAAAGAACAAGACATTCTTACTATTGGACCACCATAACTCAGTGGATTCTATTTATTTTTGATTTGAGTTTGATTTATGGTTCATTTCCCACAGAATATTATCTGATTTGTATCATTATGGGTTAATGATCCATTTGTTTGGGTTATTATCAAAGAACCAGAATTGTATTTTGGGTCATTTTTTAATCTTTTTTCTGTTAAATACCATCCTAAAACCTTGTGTAAAAGCTCTAGTTCTTGGTCAGTTAATTGAATGGTTTTATACATACAAAATATTCATTTTTCAGCCTAAAAATAACACTTTCTACTACTATACCATACAACCATAGTAAAGTCAATAGTAACTAATAAGCCAAAGGGTAGATATGATTGTGGGAAGGCCGATTTTTCCCCCTTAAACTAATATTTTAGACGATTTTCACCACCGGCAATTACAATAAGTTAAAATATGGCGATTTTAAGTAATCTTAGTTGAATTTAAGCTTAAAAACCCCTTACTTTACCAGACTATGTGATGTATCAGATGTATATGAGGATGTTTCTTGGGGGGTAAATTTATGTTTTTCTATAAAAAATCGTATAGAAATCATAGAAACTATAGTAATTAGGCCCACAAATACCAGTTCTTTGATAAAAGGAACGTGAAATTCATTAATTTTGATTTTGGTCATAATTATCGTCCTCATAAAGATAATCTTGTAAATAGTTAACTAATGCCCAATGAATTATGGTGCAGGAAAGAATTATATGTGGGCCATATAAAATTAGGGGATCATTATTAAGCATTATAATAGTCCACCACCCTACTAAAAATATAGCATACTACTATTATTCCTAAAATACTAATTATTAGTCGGGATAGATCGTCATGTATATATGTTGGTAGTAGTGGTCTGCTTACTACTGTATTTTGAAAAAATAAAGGTATCATTTTTTATATCCGTTTTTATCCCGTGTGCTTGGACCGGCTGGATCAACAGTTCCTATAAGGGATATGAATGTTACTATGGCTAAAACTATACTAACTATAATTATAATAGAAAAATTAAAAACTAAATCCATATTTTGATTCCAACTATTTAATGGGTATAAACTTATTTATTAGCAATACTATCAACTCAATAGAGATCATTCCTATGATAACATATAGTATACTTATTAGGGTATCTGTCATATTCCAAATCCTATGATATAATGACTTATAACTATTAATTATAAATTCTATGAATGATAATGGTGAAGGTAGTATATGTTCTGGTATATAATGTATTTCATAAACATTGGTTATATAATCTTGATCTCTATCCCAAGAATGAATACTTTCTGCTGTAACCAAATATTCTATATTGTTAATTTCTATAATACTAGTAGGATCAGTAATCTGTTTGGCCGATTTTGGTTTGACTATATTTCTTATATATATACTTGGATATTCGCCCCTAAAATCTACTTCCCAATAATAAATATCATGAACCAAACCTTGTCTAGTATTATGAGTTCTATGTCCAAATCCATAATAGGTTTTATTATCTTTAGTATACCCCGGAGTTCCTCCTCTATACTGTTTATTTTCTTGATATGGTGAGTTTGTTGGTATTTTGGTGAGTTTTTTAGAAACTATATCAAAACTATAAAGCACAAATGGCCTCATAGTATGAATAATATATAGTTGATTATTATGACTAATAAAAGAAAAGTTTTTCCCGCTTAGTGGAATTTTAAAACGTTTTTTAGTTTCATAATTAATTAAATGTATGTCGTCACAATAATTATCTACAACATATAATTCATTATTATGAATAAAACATCTAGGATCTTCACCTTTTAGTAAGTCTTTATTTTCTGTAGTAATATTAAAATCTGAATCTAAAATTACAGTCTTAATATTGCGGCCCGATCCGTAGTATTTGCGGGCAAAACCAAGTATTTGATTATTATAATGAATTAGAGCATAAAAAATAGAATGTATAGTAGTTTCTATTTTTTTATAGAACCTTAGTTGTATT